AGGCTCAGGCACAGATAGAGAAGCAACTGCTGGTTCTTGGGGTGCTGGCTGGAAAACAAGAACATCAGGTTCTGTGCAATTAGCCGCAACATCAGGAGCAACGCTTTACATCACAGGAGTTCAGCTAGAGGTAGGTTCTACAGCTACTAGCTTTGATTACAGACCTTATGGTACTGAATTGGCTTTGTGTCAGAGGTATTTTTATCTTCATGCACAAGGAAATGGCGCACAAGACCAAATGATAGGTACTGCTCTTGTCTATTCTTCTTCGCAAGTTGAATATGTTTTGCCATTTAAAACAACAATGAGAACTTCGCCTTCTCTTTATGTAAGCAATGTTTCCAATACTTTTGGTATTAGTAATGGTAGTTATACAACCACAACATCTACATTTACAATTTATGGGGGAACAACAAATTCAGCATTAATCTATTGCACTCCAGTAGCCTCAGGAACAACAGGTGTGGCTGTTCGGTTAGACATTGCTAGTGCGGCAACTTCATCTACTTATATTGGTTTTTCTGCGGAGTTATAAATGTATACACTATATAAATATTTAGAACAAGTTGTTGGCGCATATAAAGAAAACAATGATGGTGGGCGAATTGTTTTTAATTTTACAGACCCAGCCAACACAGACTATCAAAACTTCAAAAAAGAAGTCTTAGCTGGTGCAGAACTGCAAGATGCCGATGGGAATGTGATGACACAAGAACAGGCTGATGCCTTTATAGCGACTTTGCCGTAAGACATGGATATGGCTTTTGAAATAGACCCCGTGCGCTATGGAGTGCTTTGGCAAAAGGTAGAGAACTACGAGGCCAAGTTCGATGAAATGTCTAAAAAGATCGACAAGATGGAAGCCAGTATTGATGAACTTGTTGCAATGGCTAATCGCTCTAGGGGCGGTCTTTGGGTCGGCTTGGGGGTTGTATCTGTTATTAGTTCACTCGTAGGGTTTATTGCACATTGGTTCAGTAAGAGTTAATCAATGTGTCAGATGATCTTGGGTTGTCAGCAGGTGCAAAGGGCATTAGCGAGGGTATAAAGACTGGTCGTGAAGCTGGTCGTGAGATCGGTAAGAACATTGAGGAAGTACAGAAGGAAGCGGTAGATGTAGCAAAAGCGCAAGCAAACGCAAGAATCCGTGAACGCAGGGAAGCGGAGTTAAGGAAGGAACGGGCAATATTTAAAGCCCTTGAGGAGTACCGACACCGTAAACAAATTACGGATGAGGAGTACAAACTAAGGGTGGAGTTTATAAAGAAGTTCGGTACTAAAGAGTGGGATAAGGTCATTCAAATAAAAACCGAGATTGAAAAGATAGAAAAGGCAGACAAAGACTACTTTGATGCCGAGTTATCAAAAGTTAGATGGGTGCAGTTTTGGTGCTTTTTGGCGGCAGGTTGGATTGCTTATTTTATTGTATGGGGTGGTAAAAAATGAATATGCAAGATGTACTAAAAGCGGTAATACCGATCTTAGTAGCCTGTATAGCATGGCTACTCGGTCAAGTATCTTCATTCCAAACTCGCCTTACTCAAATTGAAGGCAAGATGCCAGCCCTGATTACCAACGAAGGCGTACCTACAGACAGCCCAATATCCGCAGAACGCAGAGCTAAGATGCGTGAGGAAATCTACAAAGAAATACACGACCTTCATGTGCGAGTTAAATTGATCGAGGAAAGGACTAAAAAATAATGTTCCCACTTACCGCATTAGTTGATGTTGGCATGAAAGTCCTAGACAAGTTTATTCCTGATCCTGAAGCCAAGGCTAAAGCCCAAGCTGAGCTATTAAAAATGCAGCAAGAAGGTCGGTTAGCTGAGTTAAACGCTGACATGAACGAACAGAACAATATATCTGACCGTTGGAAAGCTGATTTGGGTAGTGATTCTTGGCTATCTAAAAACATACGCCCTATGTCTTTAGTAGCTATTTTTGCTGGTTATTTTCTTTTTGCCATGATGTCGGCTTTTGGCTACGATGCTAAAGAATCGTATGTAAACCTGCTGGGTCAATGGGGTATGCTAATAATGAGTGCGTATTTTGGTGGCCGTACCCTAGAAAAAATCATGGATATGAAAGCTAAAAAAGATGAATCTAAGTGAACACTTCACCCTAGACGAACTGACCCACACAGATCATAGGCAGTTTGACAATACGCCAAACGCTACCGAGATGGCTAACCTTGTGCGCTTGGCTGCGTTTCTTGAGGAAGTTAAAACGGTTCTAGGCGGCAAGCCAATCATGGTCAATTCAGCGTTCCGTTGCAAACAGGTGAATGATGCGGTAGGATCGAAGGACAGTAGCCAACATCGTGTGGGAACGGCTTGTGACTTTAGAGTACCGAGCATGACCCCCGATGAAGTCGTTAAGGCGGTGATCGCATCGGGGATTGGATATGACCAAATTATTCGAGAATTTGACAGGTGGACACATATTAGTGTGCCTAGTACTGCTGGCGATAATCCTCGCAGGCAATCATTAATTATTGATAAACAGGGTACAAGACCTTACTAGAACAGGTCGGTTAGGTCTACGATTTTCCACAAGTCTTTGGGTACATCGTAGAAGTATTCGTCACGGGCTACCGCACTGTTTGGTACTTCTATTAACGGGCAGTCTTTAATCTTATTCGCCCTGATCCAGTAGGCATGGGTCAAGGGTTTATTGACCACATACATAGTCGTTCTAGGATGGTTAAATAATTTATCCTTGCGCTGGGCTATGTGGATCGTATCAAACGGGCAAAACTCCCAATCCCTGACCTCTACCTCGGCATACCCTAAATGCTCCCCTTTACGGCTTAATATGAGGTCTACAGCGTATTTATCGGGGTTCGGCAAGGCATCTATATACCAAAGGTTATTGAGCCACCTAGCGACCGCATCACGGGCAGGTGGGTCACAGGCATCGTGCAGGGCTTGGTCAAACTTCTTATATTGCATAGCCGTGCATTAGGTAGTTAGTACCAAAGAATAGTACGCAAAATAGGACTGCCGCCAAACCACCCAAGAGGAACATACGGATAGACTCTATACGCTCCTTCTTCTTTTCTGCATCCCGTAAACGCTTGTAGGCATCTAGGTCACCCCAGCCCTTATCAAGCATCCTTTGGCGGTCAGTAAACTTGCGCTGGGCCTCATAAAATAACTCTGCATCTCGTTCACTCTGTAACATGATGACTCCTTATTGAAAGATACGATAACGGGGATTGCAGGTCACTTCTACGGGTACATCGGTAGTAACCCCGTTAATTCTGCGCTTGGCGGTAATGACTACGGGGCGTGTGCCAGCATCCTCACACTCGTTAATGCCTAGAATTACTTGCGCCCGTGTCATGTGATACGCCTGTTTGTCAGTTTCTAAGCTGACATTGGGTGGTTCAAACGAACTACAGGCGGTAAGACTTAGCGTACTTAGCAACAAAACATACTTCATAAAAACCTTTCTGCCCCCGAAGGGGCGTTGATTAACGGGCTGTAACTTTGAGGGTAATAACTGCGGTGGTCTTGGTGTGCTTCTCAATTAATTCGGCAGGTACATTGGCTTCTGCGTACACAGCCTTGTTATCTACGGTCTTGCGCTGGGATAAGGTCACACACGCTTTATAAAGGTTACCCTCGATGTGTCCTTCTTCTTGCTTGAGTTCGGTCTTGAGTGCTTCTGCCTGTGCTTCTAGGTCAGCAATCTGTGCCAAGAGCATACCTAATTGGTCAACTTTGGTAATTTGTAGGTCTAAAACTTGCATTTGATTCTCCTTTTCTATCTCACTGCCCGATGCAGTAATGACAGTATAAGTTAAGTAATCTTAACAATGCAAGGTATTTTTATTAGGACAAACCCTATGTTTTGGAAAAAAACAACAGGGCAGTATTTAGCAGTTACTAGCAATAGGGCAGAAAGCCGCAAAATTCCCTAATTACTGCATCCTACTTTGGCGGCTTAACGCCCATAAAAAAGTGGGGTACTCGCTTGCGCTTTCCCCCGTTCCCGTGAAGGAACTTTAATTATAAGCCGTTTTTTATTTGGTAAACCCGTAACAAATGTTCAAAGCATTCCCAACCCTTTTGAAGCCGATCCTGCTCAATTTCAATGAGTTTGACCTGATTGGTCGTACCGTTGACAAAGACGATAGCGCACCTAGCAGTTGGTACTCCTAGGCCCTCTCGGTAGGCGGCTAACTGCATCTCATGCTCAAAGTACACATCCACCTTATCCAAGTCGGTTTCTTTGGTCTTAAAATCGACTACAAAGCCCGCCCTAGCCATCAAGTCACACTTGCCACCATACCCTAGCGGATGACCAAAAGACTGCTCTGAAAGCCACAATTGCTTCCCAAAGGCGTTCTCTAAAGCTTCTATGATGCCGTTGATGTACGGTGGTTTTTCAGGCATATACACACCCTCGAACCAAGTTTGGATGATGCCGTGTATTGCAGTACCTCGTTCTGCCGCTTCCCTGCCCGTAGCCTTACTATCCTGCATCACCCTAGCTAACCAATCGGCTTCAGGTTCGTCAGGCAGTCTAGGCAAAGTCAATGCGGCTAAGAGGACTTGTTGTTGCTTCCATGTATCAAGCCCTGCTTTCGATAGCATTCCGTTAATTGTTGTAACACTTGGCAAAAGTCCGAGTTTCCGTGCGTCACGGAGCGTTGCTGGTCGCTCCCCAGTCTTGCCGTGGACTGTATAGGCTGGAGTGCCGTCTTTCTTATACCAGTGACCTGATTCACTTAATTTCTCCTTGACTATCATAGTTTCCTTAGAATGGGGGTGGGCCAAAACCATCATCATCTGCCAGCTTGGGCGCATTCTTTTCACGCTCCTGCTGACCCCGCCACTCACTACTTTCCGTTATCTTTTCTTTGTAATACTTAGGTAGCGCATCGTATTCTTCCTGCTTATAACTTTGTAGCCAAAAGATTTTGGTGGGGTTAACACCTTCAGGCTGGGCGTTACGCAGTGCGCTAGGAACAGGGCTGATACCTGAAATATTAGCGTACTTACCATCTTCAGAGTGCGTAATATTGACCATGCAGAACTTACCCAATAAGTTCTTGAGGTCAAAGTTCTTACGATCCTCGGTGGTCATTTTTTTGTTTGACCATGCTTCTAGGTCTTGGCGTAATCGTGCCTGATCTCCAAGGCTGACGGTATACCGCTTAGATACGATTAATGGCTTGCCATCGTCTGTCTGTAATGGTTTGCCATCCTCATCATCTCCGTGCAGTTCCCAAGTCAATACGACCTTGTGCATGATCTTGGTTTCTCCAGCCCACTCGGTAGCTTGATGGCCTAAGTCGATAACGGAATAAAGCCGAGCCATATGCAAGCCAGCAGGGGCAATTCTAAAATCTCGTTGGGTATCAGAAATAATCATTTTTTCTCTTTCGTTAATAGGTTTCTAACAATGGTTCTGCAATACGCATTAGCGGCAGTTTCTTCTGAATCACTTATCTGAAGTCTAGCTACATCTTGATACTCAGGATTAAATACTTTTAGACCCCGTGCTAGTAGGTTTGACTTCTTGTTTGCGCTGACCCTGCCATCGGTAACCTGACGAATAAAGTTTTGCGCTACATTAGGCAGTTCGTTAAATTGCTGGTGACAAAGGTTTGCGTACAGGTTCTTAATGTAGTTTTGGTTATACCCATCAAGGATTAAACAGACTGCCGCAGTCCTCATAGGTGCAGAGGAATAGACTTTAATCTGTTTACCGCAATACTCGACTAGGCTATCGGATACCTCTCCTACACCCGTGTTATAGATTTCTAGGCATTCTTCTGCGGTAGTAACAGAATTACCACCGTAGACCAATCTAGCCAAGATACGGCATACCTCGGTAGTCCTAACATTAATGCCTGTCAGGTCTGACAATGTACGCTTAATGCCGTTATCTAAGACCTTGTAAGCATCGTTGCTCACGCCAGTGGTGACAAGCATCTGCACGGGCGTATCGGCTTCTACAATAGCTTCTAGACGGTGTTGCCCGTCAATCAGTTTGCCTGACTCAGAGAAGGCTACGCCTTGATGGGTCAATATCCAATCACCACGCTTGATAGCTTTGGCTAGACAAGACACATACCAACCCCTTTGCTGGCGGTTATCGGTGTTTTTGGATAGATAAACCTTTGCCATTTCAGGCGTTACTAACTGTACTTGTGGGGTCATATTGATCTCCCGTATGGGTTAAGGTCTGCAAATACACCTTGTAAAAAATCACGCTGACGATTAACTGGCGCAAAGCCACAGCCATAGCGCAGTAAGTCAATTTGTTCCTTGGATAGATCAGAGCCACCTTCTAGTACATCAAAAATTTTTTCTAGCTGACCCTGTAATTGAAGTAAGTCATTTGTTTGCGATTCTATTTCACTCATAAGAGTTCTCCTGTTATCACGGCACATACCGTACACCCATATTAACTTAACTTAACAAACAATGCAAGAAATATGTTAAGATACCTTATGAACTCAGTCGCTATCATTCGTTTATTGGGTGGCCCTACCAAGGTTGCTAAATTGCTAAATATCAGCGTTCCTGCCGTATCCATGTGGCAAAACGGGGACATACCCTACGATAAGCTGGTGATCCTAGCCGCAACCCTTGAGAAACAAAGTCACGGGCTAGTAAACCGAAAGACCCTATTTCCTGAAAGTTATAAATTAATTTGGCCTGAATTAGATTGATGTATACTGTTGACGCAGATTGATACCTGCGTAGTTATATTGGTCAACCCTCAAGACCCTTTGAGGTAGCTTTGAGCGTTTAATAAATGCTGTTGACCCATTTATTAAGCGGTATCAACTTAGAGCTACCCCAAGGGGTTTTTCTATTCTGCCTAGCCCGTACTCATTGGTGTTGCTACGGTAAAGGCTGTAAATACCCCTAGAAACTACTAGCGCAAATGCGCCTCATTTAGCCGTTATTGCTTGGCTACCTAAGAGAACCGTACTGTACGGATAGACCGATGATGTGATAAAGACAGACCTAGGCACGACAAAGACATCGAAGCAATATGAACCGACAAACTCAGCAAGATCGTAAATAACACCTATTCCTCATGCTAGGGATAGGTGTGTCCTCAAAATCTAGCAATCTCGTATTAAAAAAGCAACACTTAGGGTAAATCCCTATAAAATAACTGTTGACATGGTTAAGCTACCTTAATAAACTGGTAACACTTAATTAAAAGTGAGATAGAAAATGGAATATCAGTTTAAAGAAGGCGATAGAGTAAAACACCAAGAGGGTAGTCATGGTCATGTAATTAAAGACCAAGACGAAGATGGTTTGGTTAAATGGAAATCAACAACTGAAATTAGAATCAGCCATTTTTCTGCATTAACCAAAAATGACCAACCAATGCGTTGGAGAAATTAATGATCGAAACAATAATCACCTTTTTTGCAATAGCGACATTTATTGTATTTGCTACTTTTATGATAATTGCCGCATTTCTTTATTACTGGATGAACAAATGACCTTTCAAGATTTCTACTCCCTATACCCCCGTAAAATGGGGCGCAAAGACGCTGAACGGGCATGGAATAGGCTAACCCCTATCCAGCAAAAAGAATGCCTAGAAGCCATGCCAAACTACCTTAAATATTGGAAGATCAAGGAAACCCAAAAAGACTACATCCCGTACCCTGCCTCGTTCTTAAACGCTGAACGCTGGACTGACGAGATTGACCTAGAACCCAACAAAAAACCCGAATTACCGTGGTACTCGACTGAGGAACTGACCGCCCGTAAAGCGCAGGAAGTCGGATGCCCTGCTTATGCTGGTGAGGCGTGGCAACAATGGCGGGCTAGGATTAGCCAAAAGATTAAGCAATTAGATGAACAGCTATAAACAAAGGATTGAGTATTTGGCCCAATCTTACATAGCCATAGCCCAGCGTTATAGGAACTGGGATATGGTCAAAGAATTAATTGAACAAAATAAAGACACAGAAGCGGATGTAAAAAAACGAATAAAGGAACTGTATGCGAGAAATAGACCCGAATAAATGTATAGACTTTATCCTTGATAACGCTGGTAAGTACGCATCCGCCAAGGGTGATTTAGCCCAGCTAGAAACCTTTAAAAGCAGTCTAAAAGCCATAATGATGCAGAAGTCAGGTGAGCAGACTATTGGGGCGCAGGAACGGGAAGCATACGCCAGCCAAGACTACCAAGACTTATGCAAGGCTATTGGGGTAGCGACCGAGAACGCTGAAAAGCTGAAGTGGGAACTAGAAGCCGCAAGACTACGCCACGCTACATGGCAGACCTTAGAAGTATCTAACCGTAACCAAGATCGGATTTTAAAATGATTGAATTACTCAACGAGTTTCAGGTTCTTAGAACCCTAGTCCGTCACTATGACGATGCCCTAAAAAGCAACAACGCCATACAGATGATGGAGATTGCGGTAGACATTGCAGAATCCGCTGTAAAGCTAGAACAAGCCAGCGTGGATCATGCCAATGTATCGTAATAAAAGCTTACTGGAGATAGCTAGAAGCTTCCCCTGCACCCATTGCGGGGCTACAGATGGCACAGTGGTTGCCGCACACTCAAATCAACTAAGGGATGGAAAAGGCCGTGGACTCAAAGCACACGATTACAGAATCGCATCACTCTGCTACACCTGTCACACAGAAATCGACCAAGGTGCAACACTTAGCAAAACAGAGAGAGTGGGTAGGTGGGAAGAAGCGCACCGAAAGACGATTGCCCTCTTATTCGAGTCGGGGTTTTTATATACCAAGTTTTGAACAAATGACCCAAGACACCGTGGAATTGTTAAACTCTCTTAATGTTGATTCTAAACCTACCCCTACCCCCATCCGTCAATCATTACTGGGGGAGTCATGGACACAGGCGTTATATCAGCAAGGCAGGAAAAGAGTTTAAAGAAAAAGTTAGCGATTATGTGGTGGAGTGGAAAGTTCCCAAACTAGGTACTGCCCGCCTAGAAATGCAGGTCACCCTGTACCCAAAAGACAGACGCAAGCAAGACATCGATAACCGAATTAAAGCCCTTTGGGATGCCCTAGCCGATGCTGGTGTATTTGATAACGATGAACAAATTGATGTGTTGATGGTACAGCGTGGCGCAATAAAAAAAGGTGGCGGTTGTCTTGTAGTTATTGATAAAATAGAGGAAACTACACCCATTACATAAGGATTTGTATGGAAAACTGTGCATTATTCCTAGCAACAATGCTACATTCTGCGACCAACACGCATTTTTTCCATTGGTCTACTGATTCTTACGCCAAACACAAAGCCCTTGCCAAATATTACGACAGCATCGTAAACCTAACCGATACCTTTGCTGAATCCTATATGGGGAAGTACGGCAAATTTACCGCTTTTCCAAGTGTTTACCACCAGCCAAAAGACCCAATTCGCTACATGGAATCCCTGCAGAGTTTTGTTAAAGAAGCCCGCCAAGACTTGCCACAAGACAGCGAACTACAAAATATTATTGATGAGATTGCAGATCTTATCAATTCCACAACTTATAAACTTAAGTTCTTGAAATAAAAGGATATTTATGCCACTCGATAAATCAGGTAGCGCAGAAGCAGTCGGTAAGAACATCAAAACCGAGATGAAAGCTGGCAAGCCAAAGAAACAAGCTGTAGCCATTGCACTTAGCGTTGAGCGTGAGAACGCCAAGGGTAGCCGTAAAGCAAAGCTAGAGGATGCCTACGCTAAGTATATTGAGGAAAAGGCATGAGTCGTAGGGATGACATTCGTGCGGCAGTAGAAAAGCACGATAAACCCATTCCTAAGACAACAACGGGCAAGGATAAGAATTACCTGCCTACAGAGCAGGGCGCAGGGATGACCGCCAAGGGGCGTGAGGCGTATAACCGTAAGAACAACGCTAACCTAAAAGCCCCAGCACCAAACCCCAAAACTGAGGCAGACAAGGGCAGGAAGGCATCATTTTGCGCCCGTATGGGTGGTGTAGTCGCTAAGAGCAAGAACGCTGAACGAGCAAAAGCATCTATGAGGAGATGGAACTGTGGCTAAACAAGGACTATACGCAAACATTCACGCCAAGCGTGAGCGTATCAAGGCTGGATCAGGCGAAAAGATGCGTAAGGTAGGTAGCGAAGGCGCACCCACAGCTAAAGATTTTAAAGAATCTGCTAAGACTGCTAAACCTACCCGCAGAGAGATGATTGCTTCTAAGATGAAGGATATGTGATGTTTAAAAAAGAAAAGATTAAGCCCGAAAACAGCTTATTACAGCCCCATAAAGAATCCACGCTAGAGAAACAGCAACGATTGCGCTTAGAGCGCAGGGCTATGCTTGCAAACAAATTGAAAGACATGGACAAAGAAGTTAAGTAAATGGATGAGTTTGGTATAGCCCAAGCGCAACCCGTAGTAAACCCTACGGCTGGCAAGATTGCAGACTTACTACGCAGAGCCAAACAGTTTGGTAATCAGTACGAAGTCAAAGACTATGTACCTTTTTTTGGCGGTACAGGTATTGGTGACCTATTTTTAGGCCAAGCACCCGAAGAAGTAAACCGTTGGTCATATGGTGACTATCCATTTAGAAACCCATCATCCGTAGTAGGCACTGGTGGTAACCGCCTTGATGTATGGAAAACAGGGCGTTTTGAACCGACATTTGATGTAGTAGCTAATGTGGCATTACCAGCAGTCGGTACAGCGCAGATGACCGCTAAACCATTAGCACGGGCATTAGCACCTAAAGCCGCAGAAATGGCTGAGAACTACCTGACCAAAACAGGCGCAATTGCAAACATTACAGAGCCATCACCAGTTAAGATAGCTGAAGCATTACGCCAACCAACTAAGAATGAACTAGGATTCTATTCACCGCTAGACGAAGCAGTAATGAACCTGCAAAACCCCAAAGGTACAGGTCAACAATACCTAGCGCAGTTACTTAAAACTCAAGGCGTAAAGCAGGAAGAAGTTAGCACACGGGGATTAGATACATTCTTGACAAACAATCCTAAAGTATCACGGGAACAAATCGCCCAATATTTAAGAGAAAACCCCGTAACTCTTAAAGAAAAAGTATTAGATGAAAACTACAATAAAGCAGGAACAGTAGAGGATTACCAATTACGAGGTGGTGATGTTATTGATGATACCGTTTACATGGATGACATTGCCAATGATGAATACTTTCGCATCAAAAACGATGACCCTGATTTTTTAGAAGAATTAAGACTACAAGCATACAATGATTTAGAAGTAAATCCCGCAAATGCTGATCTTAGCGATATGAATCGTGTTGACGATTATGTAGATGATTTGATTCGTGAACGCTCTGAACAATATGCTAGAGATGTGTATTACGATAACCCATACCGTTCTTATTACGATGATCTAGGGTACGAAGTGTCGGGTAATGATGATGTTGGATATTACATAAAAGACCCCCAAGGGCGTGAAGTTTCTACTGGGCGTAGCGGTATATACAATGTTAGTGATGTAGAGGCTAGAATTCGAGAGGATGCGCTAGACCGTGGTTTATTAACCTACGAGCAAGAAGGCCCTAAATACGCTGATTATGTACTTCCTAACGGTGAAAACTACCGTGAGGTGTTGATTCAATACCCCAATGAATACATACCAAAACCCTTTCCAAAACAAGCTGAACTAGATGCTGTTAATGACAAACTTGCACAACTAAAAGAAGCTGGCAACAGGGAAGAATACGGTCAATTAATTGGTAAGCGCACTGAATTAAACAATGAGCGCACAAAGTTTTTAAAAAACGAAGAATACAAAGCAGGTAGTCAAAAAGAATACCAATCAGGCCACTTTGATGAGCCAAATGTTCTTGCCCATATGCGTGTTACAGACCGCACCATAGATGGTAAAAAGACCCTATTTGTAGAAGAAATCCAATCCGACTGGCATCAAACTGGGCGCAAAAAAGGGTATTTTGACCAAAAAGCCATTGATAACAACATTGAAGAACAAAAAAGATTAGTCGAAATTAAAACCAAAGCTTTAAAAGATGCAGAACCATACACTGATAAAGGTATGGATGCACCGCAAGAAATCCTAGATATGTACACATCTGCGGATGACCGCTTAAATGCTTTGCGTAAAGAGGAAAGCAAGTTAAAAAATGCAATTCCTGACGCACCATTTAAGAAAAACTGGCAAGAACTAACCATGAAACGAGCCATGCAAATGGCCGCAGAAGGTGGTTATGACCGTGTAGCATTTACTACTGGTAAACAGCAAGCAGAGCGTTATAACCTAGCTAAGTATGTAGACCGTGTTATTTATGACAAAGGTACAGGCACTTTACGAGCATTTGACAAAAACAACCAAAAAGTAATGATGCAAGATGTACCTTTAGATAAGGTAGACGATTACATTGGTAAAGAGGCCGCCCGTAAGTTAAACGAAACCAAGCCTAATGAAAACGATGAAATCATCCTAAACAACGCTGATCTTGAAATTGGCGGTGAAGGCATGAAAGGCTTTTACGACAAAATCCTGCCCGACTTTATTAATAAGTACGGTAAAAAGCACGGTTTAAAGGTAGGTCAAACAAAACTTGATGTAAAAGGCGGCAAACCTACTGATTACGCAGACTTTGACGCTTACATGGCCGCCAAAGAAGGTAAAGGCGAAAATGTACATTACTTTGACCTAACCTCCGAAGCTAAAGAATCCTTCCTATCTAAAGGCCAACCACTATTTGCTGTACCACCAGCAATGGCTATAACCGATGAAGATAGTAGACGGGATATGTTAGAGAAATTGTTTAATAATCAAAAATAGCCTACAATTAACTTATCTTAATCAACTACTTGGGTAAGGTATGTCCGACAAAGTATCGAAAACTGACGGAAACTTAAATAGAAACGGTAGACCTAAGGGTGTGCCTAATAAGTCAACAGCCCTCGCTAGAGAGGCGATTGCACGGTTCGTAGATGGTAATAGCCACAAGCTTCAAGAATGGCTTGATGAGATCGCTATGAATGAGAAGCTTGGCCCTAAAGTAGCCTTTGATTGCTTCATGCAGGTAGCTGAATACCATGTACCCAAGCTGGCTAGGACAGAACACACAGGTGATGCAGACCAGCCCGTTAAGGTAGTTCACGAACACAAGTTCCTAGATTGAAAGAAGTAGTAATCAAATATGAGTATCCCTATAAGGCACGGGATGCGTTCATAGACTTTCACAAGCGTGATCAACGCTGGGCTGTACTGGTATGCCATAGACGAGCAGGAAAGACCGTAGCGACCATTGCAGACACGATCCGTAGGGCAGTCATGGAAAAGAAAGAAAACGCCCGATATGCATACATTAGCCCGTACCACTCCCAGTCCAAGGCAATTGCTTGGGACTACCTTTTAAAATATGCAGAACCAGCCATAGTCAAGACTAATCAATCTGAGTTATGGATAGAGTTAGTCAATGGGGCTAAGATCAGACTATTTGGCGCAGACAATCCCGATGCCTTACGGGGTCTATACTTGGATGGTGTCGTTTTAGACGAGTACGCAGATATGAAGCCAAGGCTATGGGGTGAGATTGTTCGCCCATTGCTGACAGACCGCCAAGGCTGGGCTACCTTTATCGGTACACCCAAGGGGCATAACGCCTTCTATGACATTTATAACGAAGCCCAAAAGAACCCAAACTGGTATGTCAAGACCCTAAGAGCAGACCAATCAGGATTATTGCCTGAAGCTGAACTCTTAGACGCACAGCAATCTATGTCAGCTAACCAGTACGAGCAAGAGTTCTTGTGTAGCTTTGAAGCCGCAATACTTGGCGCATTCTACGGTCAGGAGATGCGTAGGATTACAGACCTTGAACGCATTACTACGGTGGACTATGACCCCATGTTCCCATGCCATACCGTATGGGACTTGGGCTTTAATGATTCCACGGCTGTGATTTGGTTTCAGGTGGTATACGGTGAGATACGGGTGCTAGACCACCATATGTCTAACGGTCAAGCCATTCCGTACTACCTTGGACTACTAGCGCAGAAAGAGGATGAATACGGGTACAAGTATGGCTATCACTACCTGCCCCATGACGCTAGGGCTAAAACCTTGGCTAGTGGTGGCAAGAGCATAATCGAACAAATTGCGACAAAAATTGACATAAACAAGCTAAAAATTGTTCCAAACCTATCACTTCAGGATGGAATACAAGCTACAAGACTTGCATTAACCCGTGCTTGGTTCGATAATAAGTGTGACGAACTAATTGAATGTTTGCGCCAATACCAAAGGGAGTGGGATGATGATAAGAAAGTATTTAGAGATCGCCCGAAGCATGATTGGACATCACACTCTAGCGATGCGATGCGTTATCTCAGCATTGTTTGGAAAGATGAAGATAGCCCTATCCTCAAAGATACAAGGGTTAAAGGCGTATCTGTCGGGGAAAACGAAGTAACCCTAAACGAATTGTGGAAGCAAACACCTAAATCAACTTACAGGAGAATTTAATATGACAGCCGCTAACGCAACCTTTGCATTACCCTACGAGCATGTAGCCGCTTCACAAACAGCCCAAGTATTAGGCGCAACTGGCGCAACTGGTGATTATTTGCACCGTTTAGTTATTACTGTATCCGCTACAACTACTTCTACTGTAAGCCTGTTAGACAATACTACATCTCATGTATTAGTAGCCGCCAATACTGCAATCGGTGTTTATTCCATTGAAATAAATACTTTTTCTAAAAATGGTGCTTGGAAAGTAACTACTGGCGCAGGTGCAGAAGTAATAGCAATGGGTAACTTTACCTAAGGATTAACATGGATCACACCTACGAAAATTGGTATAACACCATAGCAGGGTACGAAAGAGCGTACAAGGAATGGGAAAGCAGAACTGACCGCATCATTAAGCGGTATCGTGATGACAGCCGTACTAGGAATAACCCCAATGCTCGGTTTAATATCCTTTGGTCAAATGTACAGACCATTACCCCAGCTATCTTTGCCCGTCTACCAAGACCCGATGTAAGCCGTAGGTTCAGAGATAACGATCCTGTAGCACGAGTAGCGTCAATGATGCTTGAACGGGCATTGGACTACGAGATTACTCATTACGGTGACTACAAGTCTGCTATGAGTCAGTCGGTCTTAGACCGTTTACTTGGTGGGCGTGGTACATCATGGGTACGCTATGAACCGCACATTGCTGGTGAAGCTGGCGGTATGGCTGAAGGTATGCCCGAAGATGGGCTACAGGTTACAGAGGATACAGACGAAGCCGAAACCGAAGGCGGTATATTTCGTGAGGATCAGGAACGCATCGAGTACGAATGTGCGCCTGTTGACTATGTGTATTGGCGTGACTTTGGACATACCATTGCCCGTACATGGGAAGAGGTAACCGCTGTATGGCGTAAGGTCTACATGGAACGCCCTGCCCTAGTCGAGCGTTTTGGTGAAGAACTGGGTAACAAGATACCCCTAGACACAAAACCTGAAACTTCTAAAACTTTCAACGAGAAGATGGGTGAGGGCGCATCCGAAGCCGTTATCTATGAGATTTGGGATAAGACATCGGGCGAGGTGCTTTGGATTTCTAAATCACTAGGTAAGATACTTGATACACGCCCTGACCCGTTAAAGCTTGAGAACTTTTGGCCCTGCCCGAAACCTTTATATGCAACGCTGACTACAGACAAGCTAGAACCGATTCCTGACTTTGTTCTATACCAAGACCAAGCCAAACAGTTAGACACGCTTGCAGACCGTATAGATGGCTTTATTAACGCCCTGAAAGTTCGTGGTGTTTATGACGCATCCGAACCAAGTCTTGCCCGCTTGTTCTCCGAGGGTGAGAACAATACTCTGATTCCTGTTAAGAACTATGCCGCCTTCAGTGAGAAGGGTGGAATGATGGGGGCTATTAACCTTGTGGATATTGCACCTATCGCCAGTGCCTTGCAGATGTCGTATCAGGCAATGGATCAGGTTAAGGGTCAAATCTACGAGATCATGGGTATCGCTGACATCCAGCGTGGACAGACAGACCCCAATGAAACCCTTGGCGCACAGATTATCAAGTCTAACAATGCGGCAGGTCGATTAAAGACCATGCAACACGCTGTCGTAGACTTTGCTACCGAACTCTTAAGCATCAAGGCGCAGATTATCTGCAACCACTTTACCGATGACACCATCGTCAAGATCAGTGGTGCAATGCAACTAAGCCCACAGGATCAACAATTAATCCCACAAGCTTTAGCCTTATTGCGTAACGAATCTGCTAAGAACTTCCGTGTTGAGGTGACCAGCGACTCGATGATATTCCAAGACGAACAGCAGGAAAAGGCTGACCGTCTAGAGTTCTTATCCGCTATGAGTGGCTTCTTATCGCAAGCAGTACCAGCGGCACAGGCTACCCCCGAACTTACCCCAATGTTGGTTGAGATGCTGAAGTTTGGTGTCACCGCATTTAAGGCTGGTAAAGGCTTAGAGGGCATGATTGACGAAACCGCTGACAAGTTCCGTGAGCAAGCAAAGATGGCAGAAGGACAACCCAAGCCACCTAGCCCTGAACAGCAGAAGATGCAAATGCAGATGCAGATCGAGCAAGCCAAGATGCAAGCAGAAGCACAGAAAATGCAGATGCAACAGCAGATTGAGCAAGCTAAGATTCAGGGTCAGATTGAACTTGAGAAGGCTAAACAGGAGTACCAAGCCCAAGAGAACCAGCTTAAGTTCCAGCTTGAGGATCAGCGCAACCGTGAGCAGATGCAGATGGAGATGGACTTGGAACAGACCAAGATGGATTCTAGCAATAACAAGGAACTGTTACTTGCCTACCTCAACAATGCGGCTAAGATAGAAACCACCCGTATCACGGCAGGACTAGACACGGGCGAGGCGGCTTACGCTGACAATGTACAAATGGCTAACATTTTGCAAGACCAATTAGGATATTCCGATATGAAAAACCACCCACTACAACCCGCAATTGAGAGTATGCAGATGAGCAACCAGCAATTAGCGCAGATGTTGGCTACATTGCTAGACAAACTTAGCCAACCTAAGACTGTGGTTAGAGGACAAGACGGTAAGATTATTGGAGTTCAATAATGCCTATAACAGTTAAGCATAGTAAGACTTCAGCAATACCTGACGCTGGGGATTCAACTCTAGTACAGCCATCCGATTGGAATGCTGACCATACCCTTACTGGGCTTGGCACGATGGCAGAGCAAAACGCCAATGCGGTAGCCATTACGGGTGGAACAATATCAGGGGTGACTATCCCTGCATCGAATGTCACGGGTACGCTAGGCGTAGCCAATGGTGGTACAGGTGCAACAACCCTGACAGGCTATGTTAAGGGCGCAGGAACTTCTGCCTTTACAGCATCCTCGACCATTCCCAATACAGACATTACGGGATTAGGCACGGCATCGACTAAGGATGCTGGGGCGGCATTAGGAGTAGCTACCCTAGATGCTGGCGGTAAAGTACCTGTTTCTGAACTTCCTGCCGCAGTCTTAGGCGCACTTAGCTATCAAGGAACTTGGAATGCAAGCACTAACACCCCTACTCTTACTTCCTCTACTGGTACTAAAGGTTATTACTATGTTGTCAGCGTTGCTGGTAATACTAACCTTGATGGGATTACTGATTGGCTTGTGGGCGATTGGGCGGTATATAACGGAACTGTTTGGCAGAAGGTTGATAACACCGAAACGGTAACCTCGGTCAACGGGCAGACAGGCGCAGTCGTATTAACCACGACCAATATTGCTGAAGGTACAAACCTTTATTACACGGATGCACGGGCTAGGGCTTCTGTAAGTGCTGGAACTGGCATTAGTTATGTTTCAGGTACAGGTGTAATTACTAACTCAGCCCCCGACCAAACCGTTGTTTTAAACGCTGGTACAGGAATCAGCACAAGTGGCACTTATCCTAACTTTACTATTACCAATACAAGTCCATCGTTAGGTGGTGATGTGGTTGGCCCTGCATTTAGCACAGACAATGCAATAGCCCGTTTTGACACCACCACAGGCAAATTACTGCAAAACAGCGTAGTAACTGTAGGTGATACGGGCGTGGTAACTGGCGTTACAGAATTAACCGCATCCACCAAAGTCGTTAGCCCACATTTTGATGCCCAAAACTCTGCTGGCGGTCAATTAAGAAACGCAAGCGGAACACCACAGATTCAATGGGGCGGTGGTGGCGGCAACAATGTTAGCGTTGATGTAGCTGTAAACTTAAACCCTGCTAATTCACAAGTTGATTTAAGCCCTACTGGTACTGGAACTGTACGAATTAACCCAGCTACGGCTGGAACAATGAATAACATGGTTATTGGTGGAGTTACACCTTTAGCCATTACAGGCACAACCATTACTGCAACCAGTTTTGTGGGTTCAGGTGCAAGCCTTACTAATGTGGTTAATTCATTAACAGCAAGCACAGGAATCAGCGTATCAGGTTCAACTGGTGCGGTAACTGTAACGAATACTGCTCCTGACCAAACAGTCGCTATATCGGCTGGTACAGGAATTAGCGTTACGGGAACTTACCCTAACTTTACTGTAACCAATACTGCACCCGATGTACCATTTACTTACACATCGACCTATATTCCTTTTGGTCAAGGCACTACAACGCCTAACCAATCGGCTAATTTAACCTTTGATGGCACTAGCCTAACCGCTCCAGTACAGCGGGCAAGCAACGGTATTGTGACCAACAATAAGACCATCGGCACTAGCTTTACGATTCCAGCAACGGATAACGCTATGTCATCAGGCCCAATAACCTTATCGGCTGGCGTAACAGTCACAGTTTCTAGTGGGTCACGCTGGGTAGTTCTGTGAGTTTTGCTACCGCTTTCCAAGCTAATGCGTTCCAAAATAACGCATTTCAAATATTCATACCACCCCCATCTACAGGACAAGTAGGCGGTGATGATGCGTCTTGGACAGAGGATGATTTAAAAAGATTACGCAAAATATCCGCAAAGATAGCGGAAAGACAGCGCAAACTAGATCAAGCAACCAAAGACGCTAAAGCAGAACGCAAGCAAGCGTTTAAGGAACAAATTGATCCAACGCCTGTTGCAAAAGTTAAGAAAGCTAAAGTACAATCCAAACAAGAGGTTAAGGCTGATATACCGTCAGACGATACACTAGATTTACAGCGGTCTATAAGCTACCTTGAAAGACAACGGGATAACATCCTTGAGGCAGTAGCTTACAGACACCAGCAATATCTCATCCAAGAGCAATTGCGAGTAATGGAAGCCAAACGCCAAGAGGAACTTGACGATGAGGCGGCATTATTACTACTTCTGTAAGTGCAGACGCACAATATAAATTAGCTTACGAACACCTACACGCTGGCAGATACGAGTCAGGTTTTAGGTTATTTGAATACCGTTGGCATCCTGAGATTATTGCTAAACAAGCCCAGCCATACGCTCCTGCGCTCAAGATGCCCGTATGGAGAGGCGAACCATTAATTAACAAATCTATCACCGTACAGATGGAGCAAGGGTTTGGTGACATCCTAATGTTTGCCCGATTCCTGCCTGCCCTAAAAGCGTTAGGCGCAAAGCAGGTCGTAGTCTTACAGGAAGGCACACTTCACCACCTTTTAGGTCAATTACACAGCGTAGATGTGTTTAGTAATGACTTGACAGAAGGTGCGGCAACCCAATCAGACTACTGGATAGGGTCAATGTCGCTCCCGTACTATATTTCGTTATCCCACCCGCTAGTCAAAGCTATGTTTCCCGTGACCCGTAAGAAGATTGTGGGTTCAGAAGGCTATTTACACGCCCTGCCTAGCAATATCCCGCCCAAGATCGGGGTAAATTGGGAAGCAAGTAAGCAAACCCTGTACTACATCAAGTCAATTGACTACCGACACATGGCAGAACTGGTCGGTGATGATGCTTATAGCCTAAATCCTAACTCCGATGGGCTATTTCACCCCTTGCCTGACGATGGATGGAAGAAAAACTGGGTGCAAACCGCTTCGCATATGAAGGCGATGAAGGGAATTGTGACCGTAGACACAGGAACAGCGCATTTGGCTGGCGCATTAGGCCTTAAATGCGTGGTTTTACTACCTAAAGAGGAATTTGTCTGTTGGCGGTGGAAGAATGCTCGCTGGTATGACAGCGTTTGCCTACTTAGACCCGAAGAATACGACCAATTACCTGACATCATAAGGAGAATGTAATGGCTTTAGTCAAAGTCACCGTTAAATGCCCGCATTGCAAGGTCGATCACGAAGAATATGACCAAAGCAAGTTTGATGACCGTGAAAAGTACCTAGCCTACTGGAATCTACCTTTTGAGGGCGAGGAAGCTGACAGCGCATGGCAAGCAAAGCTGGAGATGACACCCAAGGAAGCCCCAACGGTGATACCTGACATAGAGGGTCATATAAGCATGGCAGACGGCACATGGGTATCTAGCCGTTCTAAGCACCGTGAGAACCTAAAGCGCAACAATTGCATCGAACTAGGCAACGATGTGCCTACACAGCAGAAAACCCATGAATTTAGCCGTAAAGACCAAGAAGCCCGTAAACGGCAGATTGCTGAAATAGCGTATTCAAAACTTAACTATAGATAGGGAAAACCATGTCAGATGACCGCAGAGAGTTACTGGAAGCCGCACTAGAGCAAGCCGAAGAAGGCACATTTGAAGCACCTGAAGAAAAGGAGATTGAAGTAAATGACGATCCAATCGAAGCCGAGAGCAGTGAAGAAAGTAGCGAAGAAAGTCCTGACCGTGACGAAAAAGGTCGCTTCAAAGCCAAGGAAGCCAGCGCAGAAGTCGATAGCGAAACCAATGCCGTTGAAGAACCTGACAGCGTGGGACAAGTTCCTGCTGTGGCTGAAGAAGTAAAACGCCCAACTACATGGAAGAAAGAGTATGTAGAAATTTGGAACAAGATGGAAAAGGGCGAACAGCTTAACAAAGAGGATTTCGTTAAGTTTGCTGAATACGCTAACCAGCGTGAAGCCGAGTACAAGAAGGGCGTATCTGCCTACAAAGCCGAAGCCGATAACGCTAGACAGCTAACCGAGGCGATTGGCCCATTCGTTCCTGAACTACAAAAGCACGGCATTCACCCAGTAGCTTGGATACAGAACTTAGGTCGGGCGCACTACACGCTGGCTAATGGAACTTACGAACAGAAGCTACAAGCGTTTAATAGACTTGCACAAGATTATGGAATACAATTAAATTCAGATAGCTTACAAATGCCCGAACAGGCGTATGTAGACCCGTATCAACAGCAGTTAATGCAACAGCTACAGGCAACACAACAGCAAGTGCAACAACTGTCAGCGATTCGGGAGCAAGAAGAAAATGCTCGTTTGATGACAGAAATCGAACGGGTAAGCAGTAACAAGGAGCGGTTTCCGCACTTTGACATGGTAAGGGAAGATATGGCTCAATTACTTGAGCGAGGTATAGCCCAAGACCTTGAAACGGCTTATGCCAAAGCAGTGCGTATTAATGATGAAGCGTACAAGATGGAACAGGATCGACTCCTGAAGTCAGCAAGTACCCAAGCATCTAAGGCACAGCAAGTAGCAAAAGCTAAAGCAACTGCTGTTAGTCCGAAGTCCGTTACTCCTAGCGGTCAGGTGTCTAAGACAGATGCAAAGGACAGACGCTCAATGCTAATGGCTCAAATAGCCGAAGCAGAAAGCGGTAGGGTTTAACTTAACTTAATAAAGGAAATATCATGGCATTTGCTAATAGTGCAATTACCGATATTATCGCTACTACCATTCAAAGCCGTAGCGGAGTATTGGCAGACAACTTGACGCAGAACAATGCAGTTCTACAGCGTCTTAACTCAAAGGGCAATGTACGCCCATTCTCAGGCGGTAATGTAATCCTTGAGGAAATCATGTACAACGATCCTTCGACCAATAATGTTAATTCATACAGTGGTTACGAAGTTTTAAATATTACCCCTGATAGCCCAATCTCTGCGGCACAGTTCAGCATTACTCAGTACGCTGACTCTGTAACCATGAGTGGTCTAGAGATGCTCCAAAACTCAAGCAAAGAAGCAATCATCGACCTGTTAGATGGTCGTATGCAAGTTTCTGAAGCCCGCCTTTTGAACCGCATTTCAAGTGACATCTATGGTGACGGTACAGGTAACGGTGGTAAGAACATTACTGGTTTAGCGGCCGCTGTTGCTGTTGCTAATACAACTGGTACATACGGTGGTATTAATCGTGCAAACTGGACATTTTGGCAAAACCAATCTTCCACAGGTGCAGATTCTTCTACCTTGATCCAAGCCGCTATGACTTCTGCCGCAATCAAGTCCGTTCGTGGAACTGATAAGGTAGACCTCATCATCGCTGGTAACACCCTGTATCAACGCTATGTTGCATCCTTACAGGCTATCCAGCGTATTGCTGGTGTAGACGAAGGTGCGGCTGGCTTTGCTTCCTTGAAGTTCTACGGTGGTGGTATGTCTGCCGATGTTGTACTCGGTGGTGGTATTGGCGCACAAGAGAATCCGCTTTATATGTATCTCTTGAACACCAACTACATTTTCTTCCGCCCACACAAAGAGCGTAATTTCGTTCCTATCGGTGGTGAGCGTCAATCGATTAACCAAGATGCAATCGTGAAGCTGTATGGCTGGGCTGGTAACCTTACCTGCTCTAATGCTTCATTGCAAGGCATCTTGTCAGGCACTTAATCCACTGATTAGAAAAGGAAAATTATCATGGCATATACAACTCTCCCCATCGCTGGCGTAGACTTGGATGGTGTTGCTTACACCAATTCAAATTCCGCTGGCACAGCAATTCCTACCATTGGGCCACTCGGTCTACAGACTTTTGCAAATAATGGCTTACGCTATGTATTCGCACAAGCTGGTGTAGCAATTGCCGCATCAACCGCTACTTGCGTAATCAACGCTTCCACATTCCAAGTTACCTTGGGTGCTGGTACATATGTGTCAGGTGCTTCTATGGCATCGGGCGATTATGGTTGGTTCAGTAAGGCTAGTGTTTAATAGCTTTTTGTAGTAAAAACGGGGGGTTACCTTAATTGGTAGCCCCTTTTTTCCTTTTAACAACCTAATACCTTAGGAGAATTAAAAATGGCATTACCTTCAGATGAAAACAACGCAGACAGCCGTTTACAGGTTCGTTTCTACAAACGACCCGTACAACAAGAACAAGAATCCCTAGAAGCTGGCAGACCAATATTTAAAGAGTTCGACTTTGTACACATCTGTGTAGCTGGCGATACCCTGACCGAGATCGATACTTATGCGCTACCTAGCCATAAGACCCGTTTTCCGATCCAGTGGGCTAACTACATGAACCGTGTGGGCGCAAACGAACCTGATATTGTTGGCACTCCCGTATCGGAATGGCCTATCGTTTCAAAAAGCCAAGCCGAGGAGTTAAGGGCATTGAAGTTCCACACTGTTGAAGCGATTGCACACGCATCTGACCTACAGTTACAGCGCATGGGTATGGCGGCAGGAATGTCACCTTACGCATTCCGTGACAAGGCAAAGGCATTTTTAAATCTAGCTACCAATGCGGCAGAAACCGATAAGCGTGAAAGCGAAATCAATTCTTTGAAAGAAGAACTTGCCAAAAAGGACTTAGAAACTGCTAAAATAAAAGCAGAAACAGATGCGAAGCTGGCTCAAATGCAGGATCAAATGGCCGCTATACTTGCCGCTGTTGGTGAAAAGAAAACCCGTAAAAAAGCGGTAGCCACAGAGGAAGCTTAATATGTCATCGACCATGCTCCAATTAGTCCAGCAAGTAACCGCTGAACTAAACTTAGCCATTCCTACCTATGTGCAGGGCAATACAAGTCAGGATGTGCAACAAGTCCTAGCCTTGATGAACCGTGCTGGGTATGACTTGGTTAAGGAGTATGATTGGCAAGCTTTGGAACTAGAGTACCGTTTCTACACCACAGCAATTACTACGACCTGCGACACGATCAACAATACCTACAACTTATTGAATGTTGGTAATGTCACGGGTCTAAACAGCAATTACTCAGTAGTCGGTACTAATGTTCCACAAGATACTTATGTAGAAAGCGTAGCAGGGTCTACCGTAACTGTTAGCCAGCTTGCATCGGCTACCAGCGTAGGTGGAACTGTTACCTTCTCACAAACCAAATATCCATTACCGCCTGACTTTGAAACCATTACGGACAATACTCATTGGGACAAGACGAAACATTGGCAAATGTTGGGGCCTGAAGATGCACAGCAATGGCAATGGCTAAAGTCGGGTTATATCTCAACAGGCCCACGGATTCGTTGGCGTATCTTAGGTGGTCAGTTCCAAATTTGGCCGCCTTACAACACACAAGAATATTTAGGTTTTGAGTACCGTTCTAAGGGTTGGGCTAGAAGTGCTACCGACCAAGTAAAGAACAGCTTTACGGCTGATACCGATACGACCGTATTGGATGACACCGTATTAGTCTTGGCTACAAAACTCAAGTATTTCCAAATCAAGTCGTTCGATACGACATCATTGCAACAAGACTATAACCGTTATTTAAGCGTTGCCAAGGCTAACGACAAAGGCTCTGCTACCCTATCCTTTGCGCCATACCCAAGCAAGGTGCTTATTGGTTACGCCAATATCCCCGACACAGGCTACGGTAGCTAACTATGGCGGTCGCTAAAAGGTTTACCGCTACTACTACCTCGTTACCTGCTCCAATAGGGGGCTGGAATGCTAGGGACTCTTTGGCTGAAATGAACCCGTTAGATGCGGTTCAGATGGTCAATTTCTTTCCTACGCCTACCGATGTCACTATGCGTAAGGGTTACACAAAGTATTCAACAGGGATAACGGGCGCAGTCCTATCTTTGATGAATTACTCTAGCCCAACGACCACCAAGCTGTTTGCGGCTACTTCTACGATTATTTACGATGCAAGCACCTCAACAGCTACATCAAGCTTGACAGGGAACTCAGATGGTAAGTGGATTCATTCCATGATTACTACAGCGGGTGGCTCGTTCATGCCAGCCGTTAATGCTGTTGATCCGATGGTGGTCTATGATGGTACACGCTGGTCAAGAAGTGCCACTACAAGCACCGCACAGACTATTTCAAGCATTACTAGGGGTGGCACAGGTAACCTAACCGCTACCCTAGTAACTGCCAGCGCACATGGTTTAGTGACAGGCAATACCATCACCGTAGCTGGAGCAACACCCGCAGAATTTAACGGTACTTACCGCATTACGGTCACGAATGCGACAACCTTTACCTACACAATGACCACCGCACCTAGCGGTAATGCGACTGTTGTAGGCACATATACGATTGATTACCACATTACAGGTAAAAACTCTAATACATTCGCATATGTAAACTTGTTTAAAGAGCGTCTGTATTTTGTAGAAAAGAACACGCTTAGTTTTTGTTATTTACCCGTAGATTCTATTAATGGGGCGGTAACCTCATTCCCCTTGGGTGGCATCTTTAAACGAGGTGGTTACCTACAAGCAATGGGAACTTGGACTATTGACGCTGGATACGGGGTCGATGACCTAGCCGTATTTGTTACAAGTAACGGGGAAGTCGCTGTTTACAAGGGTTCTGACCCATCTGACCCGAATGATTGGGCTTTAGTAGGTATTTGGAACATCGGACAAACCTTTGCCCGTAAGTGCGTGTTTAAATTTGGTGGTGACATCCTGCTTTTGACCGAGGATGGCTTAGTACCCTTATCGGCAGGACTTCAATCCACCCGCCTAGACCCCCGTGTCAACATTACCGATAAGATTTTCTACGCTATTAATCAAGCGGCAGACCTTTATGCTACAAACTTTGGTTGGCAGATGAATTATTTTGCCAAACAAAATATGCTGATCGTCAATGTTCCCATAACTGGCGGTTCTGAACAATATGTAATGCACAACATTACAAAGTCATGGGGAAGATTTACCAACATAAACGCAAACTGCTGGGAGTCCAGCGGTGACGATATGTACTTTGGGGGTACAGGCTTTGTAGGTAAGTTTTACGATACTTTTGCCGATGCGGGTACAAACATCAAGGCATTCGTTCAACAGGCATACTCGTATTTCGACTCTAGGGGACAGCAAAAACGCTTTACCCTAGTACGCCCTATCCTACAGACTGATAACGGCTTACCGACTGTTCTATGCGGTTTAAGCACGGACTTTGATACCGTTGAGTTAACTAACCAAATATCCTTTAACCCCGCCATCTTACAAACGGGTGAGTGGGATGTGGATACATGGGATAACGCTAACTGGGGCGGTGGATTGACCACGACTAAGATATGGCAGGGCGTGACAGGACTCGGTTATGCGGGATCAGTTAGTATGAATGTTGCATCGCAAAACATTGAGTTTCACTGGGCTAGTACGGACTTTGTAATGGAGAAAGGTGGCGTACTCTAATGCTCTGTTTTGATAAAGAACTAATCGGGCAATGGGTAGCAAACCGTGTAAACGGAGTGTTTACGCCTGAAAACTCAAGCTGTATTGGGTTATTAGATAAGACAGGAACAGTCATTGCGGGCGTGTGGTACGAAGGCTATACCAAGACCTCAATAATGACCCACATTGCCATTGACGGGCAGATGTCTAAACAGTTCCTAGCTACTATTTTTGACTATCCTTTTGTACAATTGGGTGTAAATAAGCTGATTGGGCCAACCAATTCAAGTAACGAAGATGCAATGCGGTTCAATTACAAGTTAGGTTTTATTGAAGAAGCACGGATTAAAGATGCGTTCCCCGATGGGGATATGGTCTTATTAACATTAACCAAAGACAAATGTAGGTTTTTAGGAGAGAAGTATGGGAAAGAGCGCACCGTCAGCACCGCCACCACCTGATTATGTAGGGGCGGCTAAAGAAACTGCATCGGGTAATTTAGATGCGGCACGGGCTAATATTGCCGCAAACCGTGTAAATCAGATTACACCGTATGGCAATGTTAATTATGCAATGACAGGTGAGGATAAGTACGGTAATCCAACTTGGACAGCTACTCAGACGCTTGCTCCTGACCAACAACGCTTATTAGACATACAAAACCAACTAAGCATTGGCACTGGTGAACTAGGCGAAAAAGGTCTTGGGTATGTAAAAAACATGATTGACAAGCCATTTGATGTCAGCCAATTACCAAGCACAGGCTTTAATCCTAGTCAGTCGTACCAAGATGCCTATATGCAAAGGCTTGCCCCACAGCTTCAACAAAATCGTGACCGATTACAACAGCAATTAGCTAATCAAGGCATAGACATTGGTTCTGAAGCGTATGACCGTGCCATGATGCAACAAGCCCAGCGTGAGAATGACCTTCTTTTGGGCGCAACAACCCAAGGTTTTGGCGTAGGTCAACAAGCTAGAGGTCAAGCCCTACAAGAACAAGCGTACCTTAGAAATGAACCTATTAACACCCTAAACGCTGTTCGTTCAGGCGCACAAGTAACTAGCCCACAATTTGTAAACCCAGCCAGCCAAGCAGTCACCGCTGGCCCTGACTTACTCGGTGCGGCACAAGCGCAAGGTAATGCGGCAATGAACGCTTACAACGCCCAAGTAGCTACCCAAAACGCTAATACCCAAGGACTCTATAGTCTTGGTGGTACAGCATTAATGGCTGGTGCATTTTTCTAATGCAAGACTTTTTTAACCGCCATGAAAAGATTGCCTTGATGTTTTCAGGCGGTAGAGATTCGCTTGCGTGTTTAGAGTTATATCGTGATTATTTAGACAAAATGACCCTAATATGGGTCAATACAGGTGCAAACTTCCCTGAAATCGAAGATTACATGGATCAGTTAAATGTTCCTAATTTTGTAGAAGTTCGCACAAACCAGCCGTTATCGTTAGAGGTAAACGGTCACCCTGTAGACATATTACCTGTCAATTTCAGCAATATTGGACAAGCAGTTACAAGCCAAAAAGACATTAAATTACGCACTTACTTTGATTGCTGTGCTGAGAACCAATGGATACCAGCGCACCAAAAGATACAAGAACTAGGGATTACCTGCGTTGTTCGGGGTCAAAGACAGTCCGAGTCACACAAAAACCCTATTAAGTCAGGTGAAGTCATTGATGGCATTGAATATGTTTTTCCAATACTGCATTGGTCTGACCAAGATGTAGTCGAGTACCTAAAGAGCAAAGACATTGAAATTACCGAGCGTCTATCGATGTCGCACTCTAGCCTAGATTGTTGGAATTGCACCGCTTATATTGCTGACAGTAAACAACGCTTTGAGTACATTAAAAAGCATTACCCACAACAGCACGAAGCAGTAGTCAATTTGCTAAAAAGAATCGATAATGTAGTAACAGCAGAAATAAACAAAATTCGTCAAATTACAGAGGTTTAGACATGAATCCGTATACACCCCAAAGACCGTTGATGATGGAAAATATGCAGGATGTATCGGGTCAGCGACCTGTGTTTATGAATGAGTCTGCTCAAGAACAAATGCACCGTGCATTGTTGCAACAGAACTTAGGTTCACCAGTAGGACAAGGGCATTCACTAGGTATTAACCCTATGGCTCTTGCACAAATGTTAAGACAGGGACAAAAAGCCCCTTACGGTGGTACACCTCAAGGCGCATATGGTCAACAGGGTCAGTATATGCAAGATGCTATGAACCCAGTGACAAGTCAACAGCAGATGCTAATGAATCAGGGTGGCCCTGAATTTATGTCGTTCAATACCCCGTTTGCAGGATAAATTATGGCAAATTTATTAGATCAATATTCAAATCCTTACCAGCCTGAAATATTAGGCATGAATCGTCAGCGCAAGCTGGCTGAAATGCTTATTGCTCAAGGTCAACAACAACCACAAGGACAAATGGTAGGAAATCGATTTATTCCTGTAGCACCAACACAAAACCTAGCTAATTTATTTAACACCGCACTTGGCGCATATGGAATGTACAAAGCGGATGAAAAAGCATTAGATTTAGCTAACCGTATTCGTCAGGGTGAGATTGAAGCTTTTGCTGATTTTGAGAAAACTAGACTAGGAACTCCTGCTAAGGAAAATGCACCAGCAATTCCACCGAATAATAGAGCCGCACTTGCTAATCTTTATTACAACCCTAAAGCATCGCCAAGAATGCGTGACTTAGCGTTTGCTAAGTTAACCGCTGATCCTGAAGCGTTTACCCTAACTGAAGGTGGAGTTCGTTTTGAAAGAATGCCTGACGGATCTACAAGAGAAATAGCCGCTGGCCCTGCAAAGGTTCGTGCGCCTATTCAAGTGGATACTGGCACACATATTGAAATTCGTGATCCTGTTGACCCAACAAAAGTATTGCAAAGAATACCTAAAGCGCAGATGCCACAAGCAGGTCAAGTAGTAGAAACTGCTCAAGGGCCAATGATTGTAAATACTCGCACAGGTGAAGCATCTCCAATCATGGCAGGTGGTAAGCCATTAGAAACAAAATTAAGTTCTGAACAAAACAAAGATATTCTTGCTATTAATCAACAAAGAGCAACCGTTAATGGTGCTATTGCAGATGTACAAGCAAATAAATCAGCATTTGGATTTGGTCGTGGCGTAGCGCAAAGCTTACCTTACGGTGAATCTATTGCTGGAAGATTTGAAACACCTGAACAAACTCAAGCCCGTGCTTATGTGTTTAACAATGTGTCAGCCGTAATTAAAGAACGAGCAGGTACAGCACAAAGCGCACAAGAGTTAACAAGACTTAATTCATTCTTGCCAGCAACAACCGATACAGCAGATCAAATTATTAGTAAACTAAAAGGGTTTAATCAATATTTAGATGATTTGGAAAAAGGCACAAGACAGCCTACATCTAAACCTTCTGCTCCAAGTGCTTCAACGGCTAATGCTCCAGCAAAACCTGCTACGCCTAAAGTGTTTTCAAGCCAAGCCGATCTTGATAAAGCAATAAGAGAAAAGAAAGTAGAAAAAGGCGATAAAGTAACAGTTAACGGTGTAACAGGAACATTACAATGAAATTTGTACCCGATACCGAGCAATCACTACAGTTTGTTCCTGACCAAGCAAAGCCTGAAACAGCCTATGACCGCTTTTTAACCAGCTTACGCAACCCACAAACAGGTGGTAAAAGCGGTGTTGTTGGGCCTATGCTTGTTGGTGGTACTGGTGAACTTATTAAAGGTGCTGGTGCTTTAACCCAAATGGCTGGCTTTCCTAATGCTGGTAATCGCCTTGTTGAAGTAGGCGGGGCAATGACCGAGGGTGCTAAGAGTGTTGCGCCTGTATCGGGAACTGTAGGACAGATTGGTTCGTATGTGTTGCCATTTGGTGCGGCACAAAAGACATTAAATACTGTTGCACAAGTCCCACAAGTCGCTAAGACGCTTAACATGATTCCTAGTTTTGCTAGGGCTACAGGTCAACAGGCGGCTATTGGTGGTGCTACTGGGTACGCCTTAACTCCTGACCAAGAAAATCGTCAACAAGGCGCAACCTTTGGAGCAGTAGGCGGTGCGGCAGGTGAATTAATTAGACCAATAGCCAAAATGGGTGGCAATCTTGCATCTGAAGTCATTGGCAATCTAAGCGGTGTAGGTTCACAAGCTTATAAGACTGCATACAATGCCGCTGTACAGGGCGGTGACAAGCTTAAAGCATTGGCTTCAAACTTGCGTAAACAAGCACCCATGGAGAATGTTGTAGATGATGCCTTGCTAGGCTTAACCAACATGGGTAAAGACCTACAAAACCAATACCGTAGCGGTATGATCGACATCAAAAAAGATAAGACCATATTAGACTTTCAAGGCATTGATAAATCCATTGATAATGCTAGAAATCTAGGCATATTTAAGGGTAAAGTAAACAAAAAAGAAATTGTTGACGAAGTAGATAGAATTAAAGCTATTGTTGACGATTGGAAAAAAGAAAACCCTGCTGATTTCCATACTCCTGAAGGCATGGATCAACTTAAACAAATGATTGGTCTTGAACTAGAAAAGATACCTTTTGAACAGCAAACTTTGCGTAAAGCAGTAGGCGGTATTTATTCTTCTGTACGGGATGAAGTTAAGAAACAAGCACCCGTATACGATAGCGTAATGAAGAAGTATTCTGAGGGTTTAGATCAAGCTTCTGAACTCAAAAAAGCACTTGGTTTAGGCAATAAATCATCAATCGACTCATCGTTACGCAGATTACAGTCGGTCATGCGTGACAATGTAAACACCAACTACGGTAACCGAGTAAATTACGCTGAAATGTTAGAACAAGCAAGCGGTAAGCCCATCATGGCGCAGTTAGCTGGACAGGCACTTAGTTCACCAACACCAAGAGGTTTACAGCGATTATTGCCATCGGTTACTGGTGCTGGCGCATTTGCTTTAGACCCTATGCTATTAGCAACATTACCCGCCCAATCACCCCGTCTAATGGGTGAGGCAACTATATTGGCGGGTAAAGCATCACGACCTGTTATTAATCTTGCTAACTCAGGAACACCTGAACAGCGAAGAATAGCAAAATTATTAATGATGAAAGCCGCTCAAGAAGGAGCAACAAATGAGTAGAAATGGATCGGGTACTTACTCTTTACCAGCAGGTAACCCAGTAGTAACTCAAACCACGATTAGTTCATCATGGGCTAATAACACTATGAATGACTTGGCGGCCGCCTTAACTGACTCGGTTGCCGCAGATGGTCAAACCCCAATGACGGGTAACTTAGACCTAAATACACATAAGATAGTTAACTTAGTAGCTGGTAGTGCGGCAGGAGATGCAATAGAGTTTGCTCAATTTAAGACACCTACCTTTACAGGTAATGTCACCATGTCATCTACTGGGTTTGCCTTAATCCCAGCAGGAACTACCGCAGAAAGACCCGCAAGCCCTGCAAATGGTCAGATTCGTTATAACACCACAACTGCTCAGTTTGAAGGCTATCAAGGCGGTGCATGGGGTCAATTAGGTGGTGGTGCTACGGGTGCAGGTGGGGATGAGGTATTCGTAGAAAACTCAAGAGTCGTAACTACAAACTATACAATTCCTGTAGGCAAATCAGCCGAAAGTGTAGGGCCTATCACAATCAATGCAGGTATTACTGTGACAGTAAGTTCAGGCGAAAGATGGGTGGTATTGTAAGATGAAAACCACTAAAATATACAAAAGGAGTAAATAATGTCTATTGTCTTACAAGGCTCAACTTCAGGTAGCGTTACATTACAAGAACCAGCCGTTGCTGGTACTACTGTATTAGACTTGCCAGCCGTATCGGGAACAATCCTAACCACTAATAATTTTCAATCAGGCGGTGTTGTTCAGGTAGTTAGTGCTAACAATACCTTGAATGTTACAAGTCTTACTTCTACATCTTTTATTACATTGGGATTAACAGCGTCTATTACACCTAAATTTAGCAGTAGCAAGATTTATGTAATGGCTACCTTTAGTGGAACGCAAGATGGTGGTTCAAACGACCAGTCATCTATTACTATTTATCGTGATAGTACAGATTTGAGAACTAGCGGAACTTGTTTAGCTATGTATGACCACGCTGGTGGTAATGTTGGATTTTCATTTCCTATTAGTTTTTACGATTCTCCATCAACAACTTCTGCAACAAGTTATACAGTATATGCAAAAGTTAGTAACTCAAGTTCTCAGTTTAGACCTATTGCTGGCACAGACACTATTATTTTAATGGAGATTGCGGCATGATTGATAAAATTACAGCAATACATAAACTAAATCCTAGCGTTGTAGTCATTCGTGGTGATGTTGCTTACGATGCAGACGGCAACGAAGTCGCATACGATAAATCTGCGGTACAGGCTTATGTTAATGCTCATGCTTATATTGCTAAAAGAGCATCAGAATATCCACCAGTCACAGATTGGCTAGACGGAATGGTAAAAGGTGACCAAGCACAGATTGATAAATACATTGCTGACTGCTTGGCGGTTAAGCAACGCTTTCCTAAAGGGGTAGCATAATGTCCGTATTGATAAATGCCAGCACCAGCACAGGGCTGGTTCAGAGTGCAGACACAAGCGGTGAGATTGAACTTCAATCTAACGGCACAACTGCTCTAAAAGTAAACACCAACGAGGGTATTCAAATCCTAAACTGCTTGGGTGTGGGTAACGCTACCCCATCTACTAGCGGTGCTGGTATTACATTCCCAGCTACTCAATCAGCAAGCACAGACGCTAATACACTAGATGATTATGAAGAAGGTACTTGGACACCAGTAGTTGCATTTGGTGGTAATGCAGTAGCACAAACTGGAAATTTAACAGGCCTTTATACAAAAATTGGCAATATTGTAACAATTAGTTGTTATATTGGTCTAAGTGCAAAAGGCAGTTCAACTGGGGATGCCCAAGTTCGTGGATTACCTTTTACTATAAATTCTGCTGATGGTGCATATATTGCGGTTGCTTTGTATCTTGCAAATGTAACTGTTACAGATTATCCTATTGCGTTTGGAATTGTAAACACCACTCGTATATATCTTGCAGAAGCTACTAATGCAGGAGTATCAACACCACTTACTAATGCAGATTTTGCAAATAATTCAGAAGTAATGGTAAATCTAACTTATAGAGTTGCTTGAGGATAAAAAATGGCACTTACAGAACGCTTTGAAATAGACCAAATTGAAATAGTTGCTGATTGGAACATCCAAGTCCGTCAAGCTACTATTATTGAACGAGATGGGCAATTTGTATCTCGTACCTTTCATCGTTGGGTATTAACTCCTGATTCCGACATTAGCGACCAAGAACAAAAGGTTAAAGACATTTGCAATGTTGCATGGACTGATGAAGTTAAGTCTGCATACGAAACATTTAAGGCTGAACAAGCCAATAAGTTAGGAGCATAAGTGAACGCACAAGTTTACTTAGTTTCCAATAAGCTAAACGGCAAGCAATATGTCGGGCAGACTATCAACCCACATCTACCGATTGGGCATGGTCGCATTATGAAAAGTGCGTATAAGCTACATGGCAAAGATAACTTTGACTACGAACCACTCTGTACAAGTATTGAAAATAGAGCCACGCTAAACGCAGTAGAACGCTTTTGGATAGCGGTATTGGATACAATAGTACCTAATGGCTACAATATTGAATTGGGCGGTTCTGAAGGCTCTACATGGACTGAAGAACGCAGACGCAAGCATAGCCTAGCATTGACTGGCAGAATCCATACTAGACGGCTTGGCAGTAGGTCGGGCATGAAAGGCAAGGCTTATCCTGAGGAAGGCAAAAGAAAGCTCTCAGAAGCCCTTAAAGGTCGTGTTGGGCATAATCTTGGTAAACAAGCATCCGAAGAAACCAAAGCCAAGATGCGTGAATCACAGCGTAAGCATTGGGATTCGCTTGAGGTGCATCCTAACAAAGGTAAAAAGATGTCCGAAGAAACAAAGGCTAAGATGAGAGCATCAAGAGCAAAGCGTGTTTACACAGATGAAGATAGATTAAAAATTAGCCAAGCTGTAAAGGCATGGCATCAACAGCGTAAGGAGCAATCATGCCACCAGTAACTATTGACGGCACAAACGGAATTACGACACCGATGTATAGCGGTGCTATATCCGCTAATGCAGTTACACCTTCTGTAAATATGAAGTCAAGAATCATCAATGGTGCGATGGTGATTGACCAGCGTAATGCTGGTGCTTCTATTAGTGTAGGAAGTAGCCCTGTATATCCTGTTGATAGATTCCAAGTTCGTATTGCACAAGGTTCAGGACATACTACTCAACGCTCAACAACAGCACCTGCTGGTTTTATAAATAGTGTTATCGTTACTGTAGGCACAGGAGCATCTCCAACATCAGGGCAAGTATCAATTTTTAATCAGCAAATTGAAGGGTTTAATGTTGCCGATTTAGGTTGGGGAACTGCTGATGCTAAAACAGTAACAGTATCTTTTTGGGTGCGTTCAAGCGTTACAGGCACTTATTCGGTTGCAATATCAAACAACGGACTAGATAGAAGTTATGTAACAAACTTTACTATAAGTTCTGCTAATACTTTTGAATATAAAACTGTAACCATTGCTGGCGATACATCAGGAACATGGCTTAAAGATAATGGCGTTGGAATGTTTATGTTTGTTGATTTAGGCTCAGGCACAGATAGAGAAGCAACTGCTGGCTCTTGGGGTGCTGGATGGAAAACAAGAACTTCAGGTTCTGTGCAATTAGCCGCAACATCAGGAGCAACGTTTTACATCACTGGAGTTCAGCTTGAGGTAGGTTCTACAGCTACTAGCTTTGATTACAGACCTTATGGTACTGAATT